GATACCTTCGCGGCGGACTCGGAAGGCGGGGAAGTATGAGACTGCCCGAGCAGCGGCTGTGGGACTGGCTGCGCGACCGTCTGACCGGCAGGTGGTTCGCCGAGCGGGTCGAGAATCGGGTGATGGCCGGCACGCCGGACGTGTACTTCAGCCACCGCCTGGGGCGGGGGTGGATCGAACTCAAGGTGGTGAACAACTGGCCACGCACCGAGGCGGCGAAATTCAAGATCCCGCACTGGACGCAGAACCAGAGGAACTGGATGCAGCAGCACCACGCGCAGGGCGGCAAGTCGTGGCTCGTCGTGGGAATCGAGCACACCGGGGAGTTGCTGATACTGCCCGACACCCTGGCGCTGCGGGTGGTGGACCACTGGACACAGGACGACATCCGACTGCACGCCAGGGGCGAAGGGATGCTGCAAGAGAAGAGAAAGACCGGGCCACAGGCACTGCTTGACGCGCTGCGAGGGTAGTGGTTTAATCGAGTCCGAGGCAGAGTCTATGCTCTGCCCGTCCCGTGCGCAACGCCGGGAAGACGGGACCACCCGTCCGGTGATAACGAGATCTGTTACACCGTTCCATCAAGATGTAACACAGATGTAACACTCTCTCCCAGTCGAGAGAAGGGGGTCGTGTTACATTGTTACACGCATACGCGGGGGAAGAACTTTGGTTCGGAAACCAGAATATGGGGGGTATATGATGGAACGGGTACTACAATGTAACAACCTCACAAAAGCGAAGAAGGACGCGGGCTGTGGAAGGGTGACTTGTTACATCTGTGTTCCATCTCGATGTAACAGCATTAGGGACGACCCTAATATGACATTAGGGGGAACCCTAATACGAACGCTTCCAGACGTCCCGGACCCTTCCACCACCACATAGGCATTCACGATATCTTCTCGTGTACGTGCATGTAAGCAGTTAGCGGACGCTAACATCGGCGATAGCCTGAGCCTATCGGGTGGTGCTGATCGATAACTTCATTTAAATGCTTCGCCTGGGTAAATCGAATGGAGTTGTAGCACCGGTGGGGTTGTGTTGTAATTCGCGCCATGAGCGGAATACCTTCTGGCAAGTATCTGACCCTCGACGAGGTTGGTGCCGAGACGCTCGCCGAGTACGAGCGGCGTGCCGGTATCTCGGTCGCTACCTTGCTCGACGCAATCCGGCGCGACCGCGTGCGCATCGCGGACAACGACTCGTCGAACAATCCCGGGTCTTTGGCGTGCAACAACCCGAGTCTCGAGGCGAAAGGCCATCTCAAGGAAGTTGAAGAGTCGAAAGCCTACCGGATGCTCGTCTTCCTGGCCGAGTTTCGTGATGGCCCGCCTGAAGCGAAATTCAGCATGCGGCACGCGTACACGAAAGCCGGCGTCATCCGGGTAACCCTGGGCGAATGGCGCATTGCACACCCTTTGTTCAATTCGATCGTGGACTCGATCCAGGAAGAAATGGTCGACACGATGCGTGCCGAGGCGTACCGGCGTGCGGTGGTAGGTCACGACGAGCCTTTGGTGCACCAGGGCGTCAAGACCGGTGAAACGGTGAAGAAATTCAGCGACGGCCTGCTGCAGTTCACGCTGATGGGTTACGACGCCAAATTCCGTCAGAAAGAGGTCAACATGAACGTGTCGGGGCAACTCGACTCGAACATCAATATCGAGGGTCTCCGTGATCGTCTTGCCCAACGCCTACAGCAGAAGGCAAAAGCCGAAGATTAAGCCCCAGGTGCTCGATCCGCACAACATGAGCGAGTTCGTCGCGGAGTTGTCGGATCGGGAGGCACTGGAGCTTTTCTACGACTGGAAGACGTGGGCGCGGCCCAACCAGTTGGTGCCGGTGGACGACGAGACCTGGACCACGTGGCTGATCTTGGCGGGGCGTGGATGGGGAAAGACCCGGTGTGGCGCGGAGTTCGTGCGCTACCACGTCGAGAACAAATTGGCCGGTCGTATCGCGCTGATCGCCGAGGACGCGGGCGACGCGCGTGACGTGATGGTCGAGGGCGAGTCGGGTATCCTGGCGATCTCGCACCCCTACATGAAACCCACGTTCGTGCCGTCCAAGCGGCGGCTCGAGTGGCCCAATGGCGCGATCGCCACGATCTACTCGGACAACGACCCCGAGACCCTGCGCGGTCCTCAGCATGATTTGGCGTGGGTGGACGAACTGGCGAAATTCCGCAACGCCGAGGATATGTGGTCGAACTTGATGTTCGGCCTGCGCCTGGGGCAGCGCCCACGCGTTTGCGTGACGACCACGCCAAAGCCCGTGCCGATCGTCAAACGCTTGTACCAGGACGAGCGTACCTTCGTGACCACCGGCACGACGCACGAGAACTTCGGTAATCTGGCCCCGACCTTTCGCGACGAAATCATCTCGCAGTACGAAGGCACGCGCATCGGGCGGCAGGAACTGTACGCCGAGATCATCGACCCGGAAGATTACGGCATCATCAAGCGGTCGTGGTTCAAGTTGTGGGACGCGAACAAGGCGTTTCCCGACTTCATGTACGTGCTGCAGTCCTACGACTGCGCGTACACAGACAAGACGATCAACGACCCGACCGCGTGCTCGGTATGGGGCGTCTTCCGTCCATCCGAGGACGGCCCAATGTGTGTCATGCTCATCGACTGTTGGGAGGACCACCTCGCCTACCCGGATTTGCGTGGCAAGGTCATCGAGGAGTACAAGTCCATCTACGGCGACCCGGGCAAGAAAGTCGACATGGTGCTCGTCGAGGACAAAGCCTCGGGCATCTCGATCATCCAGGACCTGCAGCGTGCAGGGGTGCCGTGCCGCGCGTACAACCCGGGCCGTGCCGACAAGACGCAGCGTCTGCATCTGGTGGCAAACATCATTGCTCACGGGCGCGTGTACATCCCCGAATCCGTCGTGCACCGGGGACAGCCGCGCGACTGGGCCGAGGCCCTGGTGTCGCAGGTCTGCTCGTTCCCCGAGGCCGAGCACGACGACCTGACTGATACAATGAGCCAAGCCCTGCGCCTGTTGCGCGACATGGGTTTCCTCAACATCGACCCGGTGGCACCAGACACTGAGTACGTGGACGACGAGTACCGCGAGCGAAAGGCGAACCCTTATGCCCAATGATTCAGCCTTGCGGTCGTTCCTGGCCGAACTGTCGCCCGAGGACATCACCACGCTCGTGGGCCGGTTGTCACGCCTGATGCCGCAGGGCGCAGCGGTGTACTCACCCGAACTCAACGCGGGCGAGGCCGAGTTGGTGGCCAAGCGGCGTGCAGAGCGCGACGCGGCCCGGGCACGCGAACTCGAGATCATGGAGCAGATGCTGCCTCAGATGGCGGCACGTCGTCGTGCAGCGGTGCCTGAGGCACAGGCCGATGTATTTGTGCCCACCCGGCCACGTGTCATGCGGGAAAGTCCGTTCATGTTCACGCAGCCGCAGTCATCCCGCGCGTATGCCGGTGGTGGCCCGGTGCTCCCCGACCAGACCATGCCGGACGTGAGCGACAGTGGCCAGATGTTCATGGACCCCATGCCGTTTGCCGGTGGGGGCAAGGTGGAGGCGCTGAAGCTGCTCAAGGGCGATTTGTTCCACGGTGGTTCATACAAAAAGGGTGACACGATCACGCAGCCGCTGTACACGACGCCCAGTCGCGAGATGGCCGAGACTTACGTCGATGAGTATCGGAATCCGGGCAGTTCGCTGAAGCAGTTGCGACCGAATGTGAAGAATCCGGCACCGGAGCGCCTTGTCAATGCCGCCTCTCGTCGGTATGTGCCGGAAAATGAGCGCATGGGGTACACTCCCGCCTCGGCATTTGATCAGAACCTGCATGACCCGAGGGCCATCGCCAGGATGATCGCCGAACTGCGACGCAGGGGCTACGACTCGGCGGTCGCTACCGATATCGGCATGAGTGGTCCAGGTGCTGTTGAGGCACCGGCTCTGATCGCGTTCCCTGGGGCGAAAGCGTTTGCCAAAGGCGGCAAGGTCGGCACCAAGACTCTGGACGAAATGCAAGCCGAACTGATGAGCAAGCAGGGCCTCACGCGCCGCTCGCTGTTCGGTCTGCCTACCCAGTCGCAGCAATACCCGCTGTCCAAGGTCGAGCAAGAGGTGCAGCGCATCGAGCAACAGGCTCGCAAGAAAGGCGAGGCACCGGCGGTCTCCACCACACGTGTCGATGTGGACCCGGGCACGGGCAGCAAGCGCTCGGTCATGGAATCACTTGTCGAAACGCCTATGTCGCGTCGCACCGTGCTCAAGACCGCCGGATCGCAAGCCATGCAGAGCATGTTGCCGATGGGAGACATGATCAAGGCAGCAGGTATCGCCAATCCGGTCAGCGCGGCGATGAACGTCGCCAAAGAGGCAGCGCCGGTCATGCCTTTGGTGCCGATGACTTTGCAGGGCGTGATCGCCCGTGCTGCACGCATGGGGCTTGATGAGGATCAGACGGTCGCGCTGCTGAAAAAGATGGACATGGCCGACGAGGACGACGTGCTGTACATGATGTCGCCCATGCGCAACCCGTACGACTTTTACGAGGACCTGGGCGAGGAATTTATAACGCCGCTCCAGGCCATGGCGAACCTGATCAACGAGAACGCGGCAAAGCCCATGGCGATGCGTGGTCCGCTGCGCGAGATCAAGCGTGAGAATCCCGCCATGTTCAAGGAACTGAAGCAAGCCTCTCGCGACATCGCCGAGTACGGTCTCGAATAACGAAAGATATATATGGCCACCGAATTCCCGCAGCCGCAGATGGAACCCCAGGCAGGGCCTGAGGACACCGAGGGCATCGTGTTCGACCTGGAGGACGAGTTCGCAGAGGTCGAGGAGCAGCCGGATGGCTCGGCCATCGTGCGGATGGAGGACTTCAAGGGGCCGAACGAGGACCAGGATTTCTACCAGAATCTGGCCGAGGAAATCCCCAGTTACGAACTGTCTGCACTGGCGCTGAAGTACCTTGACCTCATCGAGAAGGACAAGGACGCACGCAAGGAGCGCGACAAGCAGTACGAGGAGGGCCTGAAGCGCACGGGCATGGGCAACGATGCGCCCGGTGGTGCGCAGTTTCAGGGTG